GGAATTATCAGCACAGAAAAGTGATTGGTTAAATCGTGAGACAAAAGAAAGTATTGCTTATCCTTGGGAAGGTCTTAACAAGAAACTATATGGGCTAAGACGAGGTGAGTTAGTAACACTTACAGGTGGTACAGGACTAGGTAAGTCTTCGGTGACTAGAGAACTTGAGCATTGGCTTATTAAGAATACTAAAGACAATGTAGGTATCGTTGCCCTTGAAGAAAACTGGTTACGAACTGCCGATGGTTTAATATCTATTGAAGCTAATGATAGAATATATCTTAATGAGAAACGAGATAAGTATACACCTGAACAACTTAATGATTTCTTTGATAAAGTAATTCAAAAAGATAGAGTCTTTATTCATGCTCACTTAGGAGCTACTGATATTGATGAGATATTTTCTAAGCTTCGTTACATGATTATTGGTTGTCAATGTAAATGGGTAGTGCTTGACCACTTACACATGCTTGTCAACATCTTATCAGAAGGTGATGAACGTAGAGGTATTGATACACTTATGAATAAACTTCGTAGTTTAGTTGAAGAAACTAATGTTGGTATGATATTAGTATCACACTTAAGAAGAGCTGCAGGAGAGAAAGGACATGAGCAAGGTATTGAGGTATCACTCTCACACTTAAAAGGCTCACAAGGTATCTCACAGTTATCTGATTGTGTGATTGCTCTTGAGAGAAACCAACAAGCTAAAGACCCAGAAGAGGCTAGTCGTACTAAAGTAAGAGTACTTAAGTCAAGATATACTGGAGACACAGGACTTGCATGTACTTTGCAATATGATAATAACAGTGGTAGACTATATGAAACCACAGACTCGGAGACATTTGATAATGAAGAAACTTATTTTTGATATAGAAGCAGACGGACTAACACCTACTAAACTCTGGTGTATAGTTGCAAAAGAATTAGATGGTACTACACATACCTTTAATCCTGACCAACTAGAACAGGGCAAAGAGTTTTTACAAACTGCTGATGTTCTTATAGGACACAACATAATTGGTTATGATATTCCAGTCTTAGAAAAATTAATGGACTTTAAATATACCGGTGATATTGAAGATACTTTAGTTATGTCAAGATTATTTAATCCTGTTCGTGAGAACGGACACAGTTTAAAAACTTGGGGCTATCGTGTTGGCTTTCATAAACAAGAACAACCAGAAGATTTTGATAGTTATACACCTGAAATGCTAGAGTATTGTACTAGAGATGTACAATTAAATGAAGTTGTATACAAAAAGTTATTAGATGAAGGTCGAGGTTTTAGTGATGAATGTCTTTCTTTAGAACATACTGTTGCTAAGATAATTAATGACCAAGAAAAAACTGGATTCTTATTTAATGAAAAAGAAGCTACAATATTACTAGCTAAACTAAAAGATAGAATGGTAGAAGTAGAAGATGAAGTTCATAGGACATTCAAACCTAAATGGGTTGATGTTAAGAAAGTTATTCCTAAACTTAAAAAAGATGGAACGCTTTCTAAATCTGGATTAACTAATGTAGAGTATGCTGAACGAGTAGATACTAATAACACTACACCTTTTATGAGAAAAGAATTACAAGACTTTAATCTTGGTAGTCGTAAACAAATTGGTGAATACTTAACAGACTTTGGATGGAAACCAGAAAGATTCACACCTACCGGACAACCTATTGTTGATGAAGGTACACTTAAAAAGATTGAACATATACATGAAGCTAAACTTATTGCTGAGTTTTTGTTGTTGCAAAAACGTATAGCACAGATAACTTCATGGATGAAAGAACTTAAAGATGATAGAGTACATGGACATGTTATTCCTAATGGAACTATAACAGGTCGTATGGCTCACTACAGTCCAAACATGGCACAGATACCTGCTGTTTACAGTCCTTATGGTAAAGAGTGTCGTTCTTGTTGGATTGTACCTGAAGGTTATAAGTTAGTTGGTATTGATGCTAGTGGTCTTGAACTAAGAGTATTAGCACACTACATGGGTGACAAAGATTACATACATGAAGTAGTTAATGGTGACATCCACTCAACTAATCAAAACTTAGCAGGACTAGATACAAGAGATAAAGCTAAGACTTTTATTTATGCTTTAGTATATGGAGCAGGTGACGCTAAGATAGGTAGTATTATAGGTGAAAGTAAAGAAGGTGGTTCTAAATTAAAGAAAACTTTCCTTACTAACTTACCTGCACTTAAAAATCTTACGACTAAAGTACAACAAGCTGCAAGACGAGGGTACTTAAAAGGTTTAGACGGTAGAAAGATATATGTTAGAAGCGAACATGCTGCATTAAATACTTTATTACAAGGAGGAGGTGCTATTGTAATGAAGAAAGCTATGCAGATTCTAAATGATTTAATTAAATTAAATACTTTAGATGCTAAGTTTGTAGCTAATATACATGATGAATGGCAGATACAAGTTAAAGAATCTCAAGCAGATGCAGTGGGTATTTTAGGAGTAGAAGCTATAGTTAAAGCAGGAGAACATTTCAAAATGAGATGTCCATTAAACGGTGAATTTAAAATAGGAGAAAGTTGGTATGAAACTCATTAAAGAACAATCAGCCAGTAGAAAAGGAGATTTAGCAGAACATTATGCTGTAACATGGTTATGGGATAATGGATATGAAGTCTTTAAAAATTGTGGATGTGACGGGTTTATTGATTTAATAGTCAGAGACCCTAAAGGTATGATACAATTAGTCGATGTTAAAACAGCAGGTATTAAAAAAAGAAAAAATAAACATGCTATTTGGCAATCAAAATCAACAAGAACTAAGGAACAAGTAGAAGCAGGTGTAAAATTTTTACTATTTATTCCTGACACAAGAAAATTAAGATGGGTAAATCATCATGAAAAATAAAAAAAAGGTTGACAAATTAGTTGAAGATAATTATAATAAATTTACCTCTGAATCAGGTCATTGGTATGACCAAGACGGAGAACCTAAATATACTATTATAGGTGCTAATGGTAAAGAAAGAAACACTACTCTTAGAGATGCTAAGAAAGAAGGTTTCGTACCATCAGTAACTACTATAATAGGTATGATAGCTAAACCATCTTTAGAAAATTGGAAGATTGACCAAGCTTTAAAATCAGCACTTACATTAGAAAGATATGAAGATGAATCTTTACAATCTTTTACTTACAGATGTAAAGAAGATTCTAAAAAGATTGGTAAAAAAGCTGCCGAAGAAGGTACTAAAATCCATGCTCTTATTGAGAGTGGTTTCTTAGGAGACTCAGATAATAAAACTTATAAAATTATTAAGGATTATTTAGATGAAACATTTCCTAATGAAGAATGGATAGCAGAAGATTCTTTCTGTGCAAAGTCAGGCTATGGTGGTAAGATAGATTTATATTCTAAATCTGGTATCTTTATAGACTTTAAAACTAAAGATAACTTAGAAGGCAAAGACCCTGCTAAATTAGTTTATGATGAACATGGTATGCAACTATCAGCTTATGCACAAGGTTGTGAGTATGAAGATGTAGACCGAGTATCTATATTTGTAGACCGAAAGAATACTAATCTTATTGCTTGTCATATTTGGGATAAAGAATCACATTATAAACATGTAAAAATGTTTAACAATATTTTAGAATATTGGAAGCTTGTAAAAAACTATGACTCTGCTATAATATAATATGCCTAGAAGAAAACCTAGAAAGCCTAGACCTAAAAAAGAAACTGGAATACCTAGAGGCTATGATAGTCATTGGGAATATGACTTACATCAAAGATTGTTTGCTGATTGGAGACATCATTGGGAAACCATAGACTATGTTATTGCACATAAATATGAACCAGATTTTGTTCGTAAGTTTAATGATGGCAGTATTATTTTAATTGAAGCTAAAGGTAGATTCTGGGATTTTCCAGAGTACAGTAAGTACATACATATAAAGAAAGCTTTACCCGAACATATAGAATTAGTTTTCTTTTTTCAAAAACCTTTTGCACCAATGCCGGGAGCTAAAGTAAGAAAAGATAAAACAAAAAGAACACATGCTGAATGGGCAGAAGCTAATGGCTTTCGTTGGTTTAGTGAAACTAAATTACCAGAGGAGGACTGGATAAACGATGAAATATGAAACAATAGGAGACTTACTTAACAATGATGTAGTAAATAATCCTAAACATTACAATCAAGGAGGTATAGAATGTATAGATTCTATTGAAGCTATGCTTTCTACAGAAGAATTTATTGGTTATCTTCGTGG